TATTTCATTGGTCTACCGCTAGTAATTTGATTTTGATACGTTGCGGCAATAGTAGAAGTTCCATGAAAACACGCCCAGTTATACCTACCATTACTAATTTGACAAGATCCACTTTGGTGTTGATGACTTGAAGATCCAAGCCATATTTGATCTAAATCTATGACGGTGTCTTGAGAATAAATCAATCTACTTATAGAAAGCTCTTCGGTTACACCCCTGTAATCTACTGTGTTACCACCTGTCTGTGTTTGTGCTTGCGCATACACTGCTCCAGATAACGGTTGTTGAATTGGGTGCTCCTGAAACGAAATAGCGTTTTCGTCTGTTGTGTCAATTCTATGCACACCTACACCAAGTTTATCACCATACGCTTGTAAACTTCCCCTATAAGTTGCACTATAATAATAACTAGCAAATGGCCAACATGAATAGTGGTAAAGACCATTTCTTACGGCATTTGAAGTACCATCTCCAAGAGAAAACTCAACGGAGTAACAGTACCATAAAAACCCAGGTGCTAATTGTCCGTATTTAAAATAATTACGTCTTTGTCCACCATCCAGCCAAGCACTCGGATATGTCTGTGGATAACCATAAACATCTGGTATATTAACAGTAGCTATAGTTTCAGCTGTAGGTCCAACTATATCAATGTTATTTGTATCTCCTATATATTTTCTTGGAAATCTACGCAACGTTTCATTTTTATACCCAGAAAGTAATTTAACGACTATATCTCCATAATCTATATGTATTCCGCTATAACCATTATCTAACTCAAGTTTTTGAAATCTTTTTTTCGTAACAGAATCTTCGACTACAGGAGTATCATCTAATCTTAAGGAAGCAAGCGCTGAATCTAATTCGCCTTTTTTATTTACAAACCCTTCAATTGGGCCTTCGCACAAAAGGTCTACAGATTCTAATTCAGAAATAGATGTTAAATTATCAGCAGAAAAAGTAGGAGATAAAGAACTAGAAAAATCTTGAATTCTATCAATGTTATTTTGCAAAAAAGTTCTTCTTGACATCGCTCCCAAGACGCTGTTTTTTTGCTTTTTTAAAAACTTTTTCTTTAAGTTTTTCTTCATTAGTAGCCTCTAAAATAATTACTGATTGATGAACCAAAAGATTCTTGTATTTTAACTAAAGCGTCTCCTCTTGTGTTTTCGTAAGCGGCATTTTGTCTGTCTTGCGATAAATCAACTGTTGTAATTGTTGTGCCTACTACATAAGATCCTACCCTCAATCTTCCATAACCAACAGGTATAGCTCTACCTTGTGTAGAAATGTTTTGTGGATTACTAAATATAAAAGATGAATTTTTTACAGAACTTGCTATATCCGTATTTGGTTCGTTTTCAGGTATTGGCGTTAATAAGTACATGATACCAGCGATGATTAATCCAACAGCTAAAGTAAAAAGAAATGCTGTGACTGCAGCACCAAACCCACCAAAAACAGCAAGAGCTCCAACTGCGAAAGCTAAAATAAAAAACAGCGTCGGGCCATGACCTAATACACAGGGGACAATGTCGATTGTTTTAATTTCTTGTTTTTTTTCTAAAACTCCGTCTTCCTTCTCTCCATTAACTATAATTTCATAATGCATGCCTTCGTCCGCATTTTTTTTTAAATATTTAAAAAAATTAGGATACCTAGTATTTATAGCCTTAATAGCATCGCCAGCTTTTCTAATATTGAAAAACTCTAGCTTTTTGGTAAATTTTTTACCAGCTTTTCCGTGTATTTTAATTATTGTTTTCATATTGTTAGTAAACTATATATCCCGGTCCAGAGAAAGTTCCTCCATGAGCTATATTAGCGCTTCCTGCTACAGCACCAGCCGCTGGATCAGCTGATGTATTAACTTTATTTAAATCTCTAGCAAGAATTGTACTTTGTATAACTTTAGTTCCTATCCTCAATAACCCATAACCCAATGGAACAGGTTTGTATTGAGCTGTAATATTATCTTTAGAAGCAAATAAAAAAGATTTATTAGCAGAACCCATTGTCATTTCCGCTGGTTCTTCTTCTGGTATAGGAGTCATTAGATATTGTATACCTGCCATAATCAATCCCATTGTTAAGGTTATCAAAAATGTTAATAAGAAGGGATCATTCCCTGTTATCATAGGACAAATATCTATTCTTTTAATAGGTTGATTTATAAATAGTTCGTTTTTTGTTTTTGGTTCGCAGTTATCGACTAAAAATTCACAATGTAAATTTTCTTGGGCGTTTCTCATTAAAAAATTTCTAAATCCAGGAGAAACTGCATCTATGGCAGATACACAATCTATTACTTTGTGTATATTTTCAAAGTTATACACTTCCTTAAATTCGTGTTTTAAAGACCCATGTAAAACTATTTCAGTCATAAAATTTCCTCCTCTAATTTTTTAACTAAACTATGATCAGCGTCCATGTACTTGGGTTTTAAAATGTTGAAAGTGTTTGTCTCTATTGAATAAATCACGAATGGGTAACAAATTAAATCGCAAGTTTTCTTATCAAACTCGGAGGGTTCAGAATTTCCTTGAGCATGTGAGTGATAAATAGCCACAACGTTTTTGGTATTTTTAACGTACAAAAAATCTTTTGCCGGTATGTAAAATTCATTTTCTTTATTTGGAGATTTGTTTTCTGCTGGTAAAATTTTATATTCATCATCTTCAAACACAACGAAACCACAAACCTCTCTTTTGGGGCTTTTTTCGCAATCTACGGATATTAATTGTTTTATTTTGCTCATTAGTAAGAATAACTTTCTGTTCCTGGAAATCCTCCATATGGTAATGATTTATTAGCATTCACTCCACCTAAATCATCATTTGCGAAACGCATTTTACAACCTGCTAATTTTTTAGAACAAGCGTCTTTTGCCCAAAGGTCTGGTCGTTTGTGAGGTGGTTCGGAAACACTAGGTGTGTGACCTGTTTTACAAATATAGTAAACTGGATGTTGTTGATAATAATTTGCAGTTAAACCTTGTCCAGATATAGCTCTTGGACTTAATGTGAAGACATATTCACCTAAATGATAAGATGACCTATCTCCACTCCACAAACCAACTCCAGAAAGACAAGCGTCAACGGAAGTTTGATTAGATTCATATTTGTTTCCTAAAACACCAGTATTTAAATTAAAGGCAGTTCCACCTCCAGTAACAAAAGAGGCGTCCTCAACAGTTCCCACAACCCTATCTGCTCCAGCTGTTTTTTTATCAAAACCATATCTACATCCATAACCCCTATAAATCCAAGGGCAATATCTGGAAGAAATTTTTCTCGCTGGAATTTCTATATTTTCAAGCTCTAAACTAGATACCAACTCTAATTCTACAGCCAATTTATTTTCAGATACTTTTCTAGAAACAAAATATTTATCATCTGGCATTCTTGCGTCTGGGTTTGCTGTACCGAATGGATTTTTATTTCCTGGAAAGTTTGCGTCATCTAAAAACTTTGCAAAAGTTCTTTTTCTTACTATTTTAGCTCCGTTTAAATTGTCGTATTTTCTCAATAAAGAAGAAACATAAAGTCCAGCATTTGAAACTCTAATTTTAGGTCTAGGTAATCTTTGATCTCCTAATATTTCAAATCCTTCTGCTTCTACAGCTATAGGCAAATACTCTTGACCATCAAAAATAATTTTACTATTTACATTGTTAGTTCCTCCATGAAAGTGAATTTGTGCTTGACTATCGTTCTGATAATCGTAATATAATGTAAATAGTTCTATAATTGCTGTAGGTTCTACATCAAAAATAGCTTTAACAAAGTCTTGATTTATGCCTTTTCCCATATCAATATATTACACCGAAAGATGAAAAAATACAGAAAATTAAACTCTGTCTCATATAGAGAGTACAAACATACAGATTTTAAGGAGGTTTTCTCTGTATTTGTCGCATTTCAAAAGAAAAATCAGATAAAACAATACCACAATTTAAGCCACGGGCAAAGTGAAAATTTTTATTTGAGGTTTTTGTTTTACGAAATGAAAAAACTGATAGAGAGATGTCCTATAAAATATGTCAGTATAAACGAAAAAACTGGCAAAATATGCGGTTTTGCGTGCTTTACAGAGGGAGGTTTTGTGCCAAATCATTTAGACTTGCAACTTGTAATCAAAGATCCAGATTACACTCTATCTAAACCGATCATATTATGCTTCTTTACGGTTTTATTAAAAGTTAAAAAAAAGTACAACAAGCGAATTTATGCAGTTCTTGGAGATAGAGAAAGGTTTTCCACATACATGAAAGCCGTTCAGAGAATATTTAAGGCAAAAATCATCTCAAAAGATTCACTAAATAGATATTTAGTGGAGTTTCTGCCTTGACTTTTGTCAAAAAACACTTTATATTACGGTCTTATGGAAAAAAATTCTCAATGGACTAAAAATCAAACTGGCGCTCTTTGGAAGAAACAAACACCAAAGGGTAAATATTTATCGGGGTATATAGAAGTGGACGGAGTTCAGCACAAAATAGTAGTATTCCCCAACAAATTCAAACAAAAACCAAATCAACCCGATTTTATAGCATATAAGCCTTTTAATGTGTAAGTAAATGTATGAAAGGTTACATAAAAGTTGTAGGAGTAAATGATGGAACAAGGAAGTTAGAAAAAGCTACTGGGTATGGCACTTTAACTTACAAATACCACAAGAATTACTCCCTCGAGTTTCAAAACGAAACTTTTTTCGTTGAACTTTTGGATTTTATTATCGCAGAAGATTGTATCGAGTTTTCTGGTTGGTTGGGCGACAAAGACCACAAATATGGAAGAATCGCCTTCCAATTTGAACCTAAAACGAACGATAGTTGAAAAATTTCCAAATAATCTTATAATAGTGTAAATGAAATATATAAGATGTTTGGACTTATCACGATGCTATTATCTACATTGGGGGCGACTGGGATGGGCAGTATGCTTAAGATTCTTGGTGGCGCTTTCCAAGGTATGTCCGAAGCCAAAGCTGCGAAAGAGCGTAGAGAGCTTATTAGAGATATGCAAATCCGTGGAATGGACGCAGAGTTTCAAAAACTACTCATTGGCGAAACCGACAAAGATACTGGTATGTTTACTCGTGCTACTCGTCGTCTTATCGCTTTTATGGGGATGCTCAACTTTGCAATCATCTCGATACTCTGCACCCTCTTCCCTAACACAACCCTCGTTACCTTCACACCACCAGAAAACAAAGAAGCAACCGAAATCCTCTGGGGACTCATTACCTTCCCAAGTGGAACAGAAATCACCTCTACAATCACTACTGGACACATCTCTCTTGTCGCAATCACCACTTTGGGGGCAATCATTGGATTCTACTTCACACCAGGAGGTCGAAAAGGATAAATAATTTGATAATTT